AATTGCAAAAAAGTTGCCATTGACGTGCAATTACCGATGTGGTAAGATACGAAGCGTGAACCGATGTGTCACTCCGAAAAAACCGTGAGCGGCATATCCCGCCTCTCATCAAGCTGTAAAGCCAAAATTTTCGCAACAGAAGCCAAACCGATTGACTCCGGTGGGTAAAGGGTTAGAATGAAGATAGGCCCAAAATCTTACCGAAAAGGTCAGGAGGTGCGACAGATGGAACGAAAATCCGATAAAGTTAGACGTCTGGTTGCAGACGGCGACTTCAAAGGGGCTTTGCGGATTGCAAAAAACTTCAGGCTTGGCATCACGAAGGAGCAGTCCTCCACGATGACAAGAGCGTATGAGTGCATGGTCCACGGAAGATTCTACAAGCAGCTCGGCTATGATCTCGATGAGAAGATAGCTGAGGGTGTGAAGATTCTGGTGGGCTTGTACGGAAGGAGCGAGGCACATGATTTACACCAGCCGGTACAGTAACCCGGAACTCAAGACCGGGAACTACACAGTCGTTGGGATAACACGGGGAGCGCCTAAGTTTCCCCTTCGGTATACGCTTGCAGGCAACATCATGGAGATTGCGCCGCCGGGTTATCTGTTCAACGAATACAACCGGGAGCGGTTCACGCCGCCCTACTTCCAGCACATGGACAGAGTAGGGACGGCGCGGATTGCTCAGATTCTCCAGCATTATGAGGACATGGGCAAGCCCGTGGTGCTTTGTTGCTACGAAGATGTCCGAAAGCCCGGAGAGTGGTGTCATAGACTGGTGTTCGCAGACTGGTGGCTCCAGAGAACAGGAGAAATGATCGAGGAGCTGCCTGACCCGTCACCAAACAAGTGGGCGAAACAGCCTGAACCGCTGAAAGCGGTTGAGCCTGATGCAGTCCAGATGAAAATGTGGTAATACCCGCCGATAGCTCAGAAAGTAGAGCACCTGACTCTTAATCAGGGGGTCGCACGGTTCAATCCCTGCTCGGCGGACCAACCATAGGGAGTCATGTTGGAAACAGCATGGCTCCCATTTTTTATGCCTACGAACAAGGGTTTTCCAGACGTTCACGTCTTTGGAAACAACCCACCCTCTGGAAAGCAACTGCTCCAGTCGAAACCAGAGGGGCAATTTTGAAAGAAAGGTCGGTGATATGAATGGCAAAGTTCCAGAACCCCGGAGCGTTCTTCCTCGGAACTCTGGTTGCTCAGGAGCAGAAGTTCCTGAAGCCGCTGATTGAAAACGCCCGCAAGCAGGGGTACACCCGGTTCGTTGAGCCGTGCGCCGGCGCTTTCGCCATGTCGCACATCGCGGCGCAGTGTGGGTACAAGCCCAGCGAGATTGAGGCCAGCGACGTTTCGATGTTCACCTCCATCATGGGATATGCCATCACGGGCCAGTCCCTTGAGGAGCTGGAAATCAGAGCGGACGGCTTCACGAATGAGGAGCTGCTTGACCCTGCGGTTGCGCTCTATGCACAGTTGTACCTGCGGACTGTGAAGAACGCCGGGAAGGAATACTTCTACGGCATCATGCGCGATCTGGAATACCGCAAGGAGGAGCATCTGGCGGAAATCCGCGCACAGCTCGACAGGGCCAAGCAGTCCTTGCACGGGATGAGCTACCGCCCGCTGGATATGTGGAAGCATCTTGAGGAGTGCTATGATGACCCCCACTGCCTTGTGGTTGCCAATCCGCCCACCTATGCCGCTGGATTCGAGAAGTGGTATGACACCGGCGGGCGCATGACATGGAAGGAGCCGGAGTACGGCATCTTTGACCCCAAGACTGGGCTGACCGAGCTGTTTGACAAGATGAAGGATGCCAAATGCCTGCTGATGTGCTACGAGGAGAACGCCCCGGGCCTCACTGCCGGGCATCCTGTCTTTGCTCGGTATGGTGTGCGTGACGGCATCAACGTGTACCTGACTACCAACCGCCCGGATGAGGCGACCATGCTTGCCGAGGGTAAAATGATTACCCGCCCGAACGAGGGCAAGCTGGAGCCGCTGGATTGCAGCATCCTGCCGCGTGATTATGAAATCACCCGCAAGAGCAAGATTCAGATTACCCAGATCGAGCGCACAGCCGCCCAGTATTATAGAAAGCTCTGGACGCACAACTTTGTCGGTTCGTCTGCGCCTATCAACATGGCCGTCCTCATCGACGGCAAACTGGCTGGCGTGTTCGGGCTGGATAAGTCAGCGCTCACGATGGGAGCCTTCGGTACGCAGGTTTCCGATGCTGTGTTCCTCATGTACGGCATGACCGTCCCCCACAAGACCTACCGGCTGGGGCGGCTGCTGACCATGCTTGCACAGAACAGGCCGCTGATTATGAACATCTGCACGGATTTGGAGAAGGAAAAGGCCAAGTCCCTCAAGACGGTGCAGATGACCAAGTACCCGGAGGCCAAGGAAATGCGGGGGCTGATGGAGTTGACCAAGAAAGTCCCGGATAAGAAGATGGGCTACCGGCTCACATACGAGTCGCCCTTGTACGATAGAAACGCCAAACAGGCATTGAATGAATGGTTAGGGAGGGAAGAACGATGGCAGAAACAGCGCGAGAAAACCAAGTCAGCAGCGCAGCCGTAAAGTATGAAACGGTCGCCGACATGGGTTCGGGGCTGGTCATCGCCAAGGTAAAGCTGACGGATTTCAGGGAGCAGGACATCAACGCCCGCATTATGAAGACCGAGATGCAGAAGCAGCTCACCGACAATATCAAAAAGCGGGGACAGCTCGAAAGTCTCCCGTTCTGCGCACTCATCGACGGCAAGATCGAGATTATCTCCGGCCACCACCGCATCCGTTCTGCAAAGGACAGCGGTGTGCTGACGGAGCTTTTTGTCATTCTGGACACCACCGGCCTGCGGCGCTCTCAGGTGGCTGCAAAGCAGTTGGCGCACAACGCCATCAGCGGCTTTGATGACCAGTCCACCCTGAAGGAAATTGCCAAGATGATCGACGATGTTGATGATATGCTGGAAAGCTACATCGGCAAGGACATCATCGGCGAGCCTATGGCCGAGCTTGAGAAGCTGCTGTCCCCGAAGGTGGAGTTTGACTGGAAGAACGTCACGTTCACCTTCCTGCCGCACCAGCTCCGCGATTTGGACCAGCTTGTGAAGGTTCTGGGTTCTCTCAGCCCCGATATGCTGGGCGTTGCCGATATTGACCAGCACGAGGAGTTCATCGAAACCATCACGAAGTATCAGCAGTTCGCCAATGTCAAGAACACCGGCGCTGCCATCCATGCGATGATTAAGGCCACGGAATCCCTGTTCGAGGACCTGCACTTCGACGAGAGTCAGGAGTGGGTGCAGCTCCCGAACCTGTTTGGTTCCCCGGCTATCCCGAAGGAAGCCGCCGACACCATCGCACAGGCTCTTGACAAGATGGTCAAGGAGGGCGAGATCGGCCCGAAGAACAAGTGGCAGGCCCTTGAATACTGGGCTGCGGATTATCTGGCAGGGAAGTAGGTGATCGCAAATGCCTACGCCTCTAAAGTACAATCCGGCGTACCACGATGACTGGGCATGGTCACTTGCTATCAAGGGCGCAACAGATCAGGACATTGCCGATGCCTTCCACGTTTCGCGTAGGACCATCATTCGCTGGCGACAGACGTACCCGTCGTTCAATACGGCCTGTCAGAGCGGAAAAGAAGTCGCCGACGCAAAAGTAAAAAAATCTCTGTTTGAACGCGCTGTAGGCTTTGAATATCAGGAAAAGGAAAGCGTCATTGACGTAGACCCTCGGACTGGTGAGCAGAAGCCGGTCCGGGTCAGAACGCTCACGAAGAAAGCCGTTCCCGATACAATGGCTCAAATGTACTGGCTCAACAATCGTTGTAGAGAGGAGTTCTCTCAGACTCAGAAGGTCACGCTTGATGGTTCTGTTCAGGCCAGACCTTATGAGAACCTGAGCGAGGAGGAGCTGAGGGAGGCTCTGGCCTGCATGAGCGATGAAGAAGACTCCGAATAAACGGTCCTATTCTAAAGCTCAAAAAGCCGCGTCCCGTGAGGAGCTTCGTAATGAATTGGCGAGACGGTACTATGCCGATTATGTCCAGTACGTTCACATGGGCAGGTGGAAAAGAGCCAGACACCTCGACCTTGTATGCGAGAAGCTGGAAAGCATCATAGAGGGGAAGACCAAGCGGCTGATGATATTCATGCCGCCGCGCCACGGCAAGTCCATGACCGTGACCGAAACCTTCCCCTCGTTCTATCTGGGAAAGAACCCAGAGAAGCGTGTCATCGAGATCAGCTATAGCGGCGACCTTGCCCAGCAATTCGGCAAGCGGAACCGCGATAAGGTCGAGGAGTTCGGTCCTGCGCTGTTTGGTCATACCATCTCCCAAGTGCAGGCCACCAAAACGAACTGGAACCTCGACAACGGCATGGGCGGCATGATCTCCGTTGGTATCGGCGGCTCCATCACCGGCTATGGCGCAGACCTGCTTATCGTCGATGACCCCATCAAGAACCGCGCCGAGGCTGAATCTGCCACCTACCGCGATAAGCTGTGGGACGAGTACCAGTCCACGGTGAGTACCCGACTGCACGCAGGCGGCGCTGTTATCATCATCCTTACCCGCTGGCACGAAGATGACCTTGCCGCCCGCCTCCTGAACCCGGAGTACGGCAAGGTTGAGGACTGGGACATTATCTCGCTCCCGGCCATCTGCGAAGACCCGGCTACCGACCCTCTGGGCCGTGAGCTAGGCGAGGCGCTGTGGCCTGCGGGCGGCTACGACGAAGCATGGGCTGCACAACAGAAAGAGACCGTCGGTACATACGCATGGTCTTCTCTGTATATGCAGACCCCCACACCAAGCTCCGGCGGTATGTTCAAGAGAGAGTGGTGGAAACGCTGGGCGGCGCTGCCGTCCGGCCTGCATGACTTCATCCAGTCGTGGGACTGCACCTTCAAGGACAAGGACGGCTCGGACTTCGTTGTCGGGCAGGTCTGGGCAAGGAAAGGCGCAGACCGCTATCTGCTCGATCAGGTGCGTGGCCGCATGAGCTTCACAGAAACGCTGGATGCCATGCGCGGGCTTTCCTCCAAGTGGCCCCAGACCACAAGAAAGCTGGTCGAGGACAAGGCCAACGGCACGGCTGTCATCGACGTTCTGAAGAAAGAAATCCCCGGAATCATCCCGGTGGAGCCGTTTGGCGGCAAGGTGGTCCGCGCCCATGCGACCACCGCGGTGGCTGAAGCTGGAAACGTCTACATTCCAGCGGCATCTGCCTGCCCGTGGGTGATGGACTTTGTGGAAGAAATGGCCGCGTTCCCAAGCGGTGCGCACGATGACCAAGTTGACTGCTATTCGCAGGCGAACGCCTACTACAACGACAACACGTTTGATATTCGTTCGCTGATAACGTAAGAAAAGAGGTGAATGCAATGCTGATTATTTTCTCGGTCAATGACCAGAAAATCACCCATGACCTGAAAGGCCAACTTGTCGCAGGCAGCGTAGACATTGTGCAGGCTGCGTTCAAATTTGACAGCTCGTGGGATGAACTGGACAAGATCGTCGTCTTCACGAGCAGCGCTTGCCCCAAGCCCGTCCCGGTGCAGTTTGCCGATGAGGCGTTCTACATCCCGAAGGATGTGCTGAAGCCCGGCAAGCTCTACGTTTCCGTGGTCGGTTTCGGGCTGGACGGCCGGAAGAAAACTACGCAGAAGTGGGACATCATGCAGGCTATCACCGTTCAGAAGTGCGGCGATGGCGGCGATTGTGACCTGCTGCGATATTTGGCACAAGGTCAGGTCGCCGACGGGAAAGTCGCAAAGGACGAAGAAGTCAAAGATATGCTGGACACTGTGTTTGGCAAATCGGAAGCTCCCAAACCAGACCCCGGTGGCTCGGACTCCAATGACAAGAACGTCAGCGAGGATGACATTGCCACCGATAAGGACGTAGCCGATATGCTCAACAAAGTATTTGGCTGATGTCCTCTCGCCCTTGAAAGAGGGCCTTAATTTGTCATAGCGGCATGGAAGCTGCTGTGAAATAAATTTTGGAGGTATGCAAATGCCCGTATCCGCAAGCAAACTTGTAACCCTCGCTCAGTTACAGGTGCAGGCGGAGAGAGTCAAGCAGGAGCTGGCGAAGTACACGCTGGCATCCGAACTTGGTTCCCTCGCCAAAAAGAGCGAAATCTCGGAAGCTGACCTCTCGGCTGCTCTGAAGTCCGTCATCAACGGCAAGATCGACGCGGCAGACACCATGACGGCAGATGCGATCAACAACGCCATCGCCACCGCCATTGCAAAGTCTGCTCATGCACGCTTCGAGAAAGTTGAGAAGGTTCCTTCCAACGATGATGCGCAGGATAATGTGCTGTATCTGGTGATGAATGCTGCCACCGGGTACTACGACATTTACGCTAAGGTCGGTGAGAAAGTCGTCCGTCTGGATGATACCACCGTTGACCTGAGCAACTATGCGACCATCGAACAGCTGAATGCCGTTTCTGGCGGCATTGGCGGCACGGTGTATGCAGGCACGAAGGAAGACCTGTCTGCATCCGATGATTCGGTTATCGCCGCGTATTTCAAGGCGCACACCGACATGGCCGTCAAGAAGGGCGATGTCTTCGTGGTCACGACCACCGTTGGCAACTCTACCTACGAGAAGTCCGCCTACTTCTACGACGGCAAGGCGTGGGTCGCCATGACCGGCAACGTCGATGCTGATAAGGTCATCCTGCGGGATAACATCACGTTGGCCGGTGGCTATACGCAGGTGGGCAACCTGACCAAGAGCCAGAACGGCACGTCAATCTTTTCCACCAAGGGCAAGAGTGTTATGGATGCGCTGACCGAAATCTTCAGCAAGCGCCTCCAGCCCACCATCACCGCCCAGCCGTCCATCGGTACGTTTACCTTGACCGGTGCTGGTGCAGTTGAGGCTGGCACCAAGGTAGCTTCTGCGGCCTACTCTGCTGCATCCCTGAATGCAGGTTCCTATCAGTACGGCCCGGCCACCGGCGTTACCGCCACCAACTGGAAGGTCGAGCGTATCACCAATGCGGCCACCACGCAGGTGGCTACTGCTGATGCAGCATCCCTGACCGCTGGCTCTGATAACAACGGCGGCGCGGGCTTCATCATCGGCGATGCAGGCGGCGATAATGCCGTGTCCAGCCTGAAGTACCGCGTCACCGCCACCCACGGCGCAGGTGTGACCGCAAAGGATAATCTCGGCGCGGCATCCAGCCCTGTCGTGGCCATTGCGGCCGGCACTAAGACCAAGGACACCGGATCTTACAGCCCGTTCCGTAATGTGTTCTATGGCACGTCTACCGGCAAGCCTGCTCTGGACAGTGCGGCCATCCGCGCACTGGGCAAAACCGGCAAGGCGTACGCAGCCGGTACGCTGACCCTGAATGTTCCTGCCGGTACGCAGCGTGTGGCCATCGCCTGCATTGCTACCGCAAAGGGCGTCACCAAGGTCATCAACGAAACCGCCATGAACGCAGATGTCACCAGCACCTTCGTGAAGTCCACCGTCCCCGTTGAGGGCGCAAACGGCTATGCAGCGAAGGACTATAACGTCTGGGTCTTTGAGCCTGCCGTTGCTTATGGCAACGCCGCAGTCCTCAAGGTAACGCTGGGCTGAGAGGGGAGGAACTGAACATGGCTGTGAACAATACCGCAAAGAAGTATTCCGGCATGGAGTTCCCGCTGGCTATGAAGCGGCAGGACGCTTTCGCCCTTGACCCTACCTGCGTGTGGCCGTCTATGGCTGACGCGCAGAACTATGCGAAGACGAACCCGACCGCCTACATCGGTCAGGTCCTCTCCGTGGTCGTGGACGGGGTTGCCACCTCGTACACCATCCAGAATGCCGCCGGTGATCTCGCCCCGCTGGGCGCTGCATCGGTTGACATCGCAACCGATTCTGAGGTGAGCGAAATGCTGAGTGAAGTATTTTCCACCGATAACGCCTGATAAAGATATGGAGGAATGAACGATATGGCATACAATGAGGAAAAGCTGGCCCGCCTGAAGCACCTGAAGCAGCTCGCACAGAAAGCTAAGGCTGAGAGCGACGCTATTGCTACTCGTGTTAAGGCTCTGGAAAATGTTGGCGCACAGGCCAACGTGCTGGAGACCATTAAGGTCAACGGCGTGGTGCAGAGCATCGAGGATAAGGCTGTGGACATCAAGGTTCCCGGCTACACTGTGGAGAAGTCTGAGAAGTCCGACGACTATGCTGCTGTCTACCAGCTCATGAAGGATGGCGTTGCCGTTGGCGCGGCTATCAACATTCCGAAGGATATGGTGGTTAAGTCTGGCTCTGTTGTGACCAATCCCACCGGCCAGCCCAAAGGCACTTATATCAAGCTGGTTCTGGCAAATGCCACCAACGACACCCTGTACATTGATGTCGGCGGCCTGATCGAGTACGTTACCTCCGGCTCTGCTGCGGGTGATATGGTTGTCATCGCCATTGATGAGCAGACTCATAAGGTCACCGCATCTATCACCGACGGCGCAATCACTAAGGCAAAGCTGGAGACCGAGGTGCAGACCGCCCTGAACAAGGCCCATGAGCACGCCAACAAGGCGCTGCTGGACACCTACGACCAGACCAACGCCAACATCAAGGATGCCGTCAGCAAGAAGCACTCTCACGCCAATGCGGCCGAGCTGGACAAGATCGCTACCGGCGATAAGGAAAAGTGGGACGCCACCTCCACCAAGGTTGAAGGTATTGCTGAGGGCGCTACCAAGGTCGAGGCCAGCACCACCGAAGGCAATATTAAGATCAATGGCGTGGAGACCGCGGTCGTTACCATCGCCACCGACGCTGAGGTCACTGAGATGCTGACCGAGGTCTTTGGCGCAACCGCCTGATAACCCATAAGTAAGAATGCAGCGGCAGGGGAATGGACTCCTGCCGCTGTTGTTTTTGGAAAGGAAAGCGAACATGAGCGACAAACTCAACACGCTTGAAGCGCTTAGGCTTGCTTCTCTGAAGGCAAAGGGTTACACGGCAGAACAGATTGAAGCGTTGGCTTCTGCGATGGAAGACATCATCAAGGACATCAACGATTCCCTGAAGACCTGCGAAGATCATGTACAGTCGGCTCATGCTCCCGCCAATGCGGAAGAAAACGTCATCGTCAGCATTCAGCGCAACGGGCAGGCAATCCCTCCCGACAACAAGGTCGTGAACATCGTGGTGCCGACCAAGACATCCGCTCTGGAAAACGACTCCGGCTACGCTACGACGGACGATGTAGACGAGCGAGTAAACGGAGTAGGGCATCTGAAAGCCGTCCCTGTCGATGCTCTCCCTGCACCCAGTGAGGCCAACGCTGACACCATTTATTTCCTTCGTAAGAACAACAGTGAGGCTGGGAAGCAGTACAGAGCGTACAAGCTCATCCACGGCATCTTTGAGATCGTTGGCTCTGCCGAGGTCGATCTCACGGGCTACGTCCAGAAGGAAACCGTGGAAAAGGCCGATGATAGCATCATCAAGAGCATCTACAGCAGCATGATCTCGCCTGCCGAAAAGTATCTGGGAAGCGGGAACCTTTTGCTGTTCTGGACGATGCTGAAGGAACTGCTCAATGGTCATGAGTCCAACATCAATGATCTGCTGGCCCGCGTGAAGCTGCTGGAGCTGATTCTCAGCGCCGATGTTACCGGCAATCCGTACTACGTCACCTTTAACACCCTGACAGATGTTGTCGTGTCCAGCGGTATCTGGAATGAGGCCGATGGACGCATTGAGTTTTAACAGGAAGGAGGGAGCGCAATGCACATACCTGAAGATGAGGCCGAACGTCGGCGCTTAAATGAGCGGGGACGCGAAATCCTGCGGCGAAAGAACGGCGCTGTGCGTCCGCATCGTGAGGATGGCTATGTGAACCTCCTGAACAAGTACGGAACCAAGCAGGATAACTCCGAGGCGTACAAGTTTGAGCGGGAGCCGGTCATTCCTGATATGCAGCTCACTGGGCTGTATGAGGGCAACGGTCTGTTCTCCAAAATCATTGATACGCCTGCCGAGGAAGCGCTGAAACATGGCTTCGACCTGAACCTGAAAAGCGATGAGGTGAATGCCTTTGTGGAAGATGCTCTGGATGATCTCGAATGGGAGGAGAAGGCCGCCACCGCCATCAAGTGGGCGCGACTCTACGGCGGCGCTCTTATCGTCATGTTGATCGACGATGGGCGCGGGCTGGAAGAGCCTGTTGACTGGGAACATATCCGCAGCATTGATGAACTGCGCGTCTATGAGCGCTCCATCGTGCAGCCCGACTACGCCAGCCTGTACCAGCAGGATTACGGCGGGAAGGGCGTTGGGAACCGGGTGTCCAAGTTCGGACAGCCGGAATATTACTATGTTTCCAGCATCTACGGTTCCTTCAAGGTTCATGAGAGCCGCTGTCTGGTGTTCCGCAATGGCGTTCTGCCGGAGCAGACCTCCAATGCAACCTACCTGTTCTGGGGGATGCCGGAGTACGTCCGCATCCGCAGGGCACTGCGGGAAACCGTGACTGCCCACACCGACAGCGTAAAACTGCTGGAGCGGAGTGTTCAGGCCATCTACAGCATGAAGGGGCTTGCCTCTCTGCTGACCACAGATGACGGCGAGAACCAAGTGCTGAAGCGCCTACAGCTTGTAGACACTTCCCGTGGTCTGCTGAACAGCATCGCCATTGACTCCGAGGGAGAGCAGTACGACTTCAAGACGTTCCAGTTTTCCGGTGTCAAGGATGTCATCGACGCGACCTGCAATATGCTGTCCGCGCTGACGAACATCCCCCAGACGATTCTGTTTGGCCGTTCACCGGCCGGCATGAACGCCACCGGCGACAGTGACTTCGAGAGCTATTACAACTTCGTGGAGAAGATTCAGCGGCTGATGCTGAAACGCAACCTCCGCACCCTGCTGGATGTCGTGTTCCGGGCGGGCATCGCTTCAGGTGATGTGGCCGAGGAACCCGACTACAAGCTGGAGTTCAAGCCCCTGTGGAGCCTGAGCGATACCGAGCAGGCAGCGGTTGACCAGACCAAGGCCCAGACGGAGCAGATCAAGGCGCAGACCGCACAGCTCTATGTCGATATGCAGGCGCTCGACCCCACCGAGGTGCGCCGCCGCCTTGCGTCCGATGAGGAGTTTGATGTCGAAGACATCATCTCCGAGGATGACGAGAATGATCTGTTGCAGTCGTTGCTGGGAACTGAGCCGAGCGCCATGAGCGACGTGGAAGCCGCCCAGAAGAATATTGAGCAGGGGCAGGCTCCGGGCGGCGAGGAACAGAGCGCTACCGTAGCACCTACGGCCACTCCGCCGACCACCAATGCCGATGCCGCCGACACTGACCGTGGTGTCGGCGTTCTCGTTGTGCAGGATGGCCGGTTTCTCTGTGGCACTCGCCTGAAGGGTGGCTCTGTTGGTGGACCGGGTGGTCATATCGAGGCGGGGGAGTCCCCGGAAGATGCAGCCATCCGCGAAACGCAGGAGGAGTTCGGCATCACGCCGAAAGACCTCATGCCGGTAGCCTTCCTGAGCGACCTGAAACCGCCGTACTGCCCGTCCCATGTGTTCCTCTGCACGGATTTTGACGGCAGCATCCGGTGCGCTGATGGCGAGATGACCTCTCCGGGGTTCATCACCGCCGAAAAGGTGGCCGAGCTGTCCACTCAGAATCCGGAACGTCTGTTCCCGCCGTTTGCCCAGAGCATCACCACGCTGCTCGACGTTTTATCGTCAAATCTCGGTTTGACATCGGAAGCACAAAATGCTAAGATGAAAGATAGGATGGACTTCAACGAAGCCGACCATCCACGGGATGAAAACGGGCAGTTCGCAGAGAGCGAGAGCAGTGGCTCTGGCTCGACCGAAAGCGGGCCTGCGGTATCTCCTGAAGGCGAAAATGCCCCCTGCACTGGGTTTGCTTCTCCTGAAAAACTTAAAGACCACGCTACACGGCATGGCCTTGAGGAAATGGGCATCCAGTCGGAAGAAGAATACCAGCAGAAAGGCATCGACTTTCTGAAACAGCCCTGTGGAGGGGACGTTGTTGGATATGCTCGGTCGGACGGCTCCATCGTAAGGTTCAACACCAAAACGACGGAATATGCGAGCGGCTTTCCCGGAGGTGTTCTCAAAACCTATATGAAGGCAAAGTGTGGGAAAAATGGTGCGCCTAACCTTGATAAGGCGGTGGCGTATTATAATAGCAGAAAGGAAGCGGAGAACAAATGATGAGTCTTGAAGAACTCAAAAAGGTAAAGTATGGCGACAGCTATGATTGCCCAGTCTGTGGTCAGTATACTTTTGAGTATGCTGGAGACTATGACATTTGCCCCGTATGCGGCTGGGAAGACGAACTCATGCAGCTTGCCGACCCGGACGAAGAAGACTGTACTAACCACATGAGCCTGAACCAGGCCCGCGAGGCGTGGAAGAATGGGCAGAAGGTGGGGTGATTGCAATGCACAACTTCATTGCAATCTACCGCATTCTGAGTTATCTGGAGCAGGCGCTGGACTATGACGAACCTGATATGTCGCAGATTTCATCAAGCGCTTTGGGAATGTCGGCCAACAGATGGCTTGCACTCCTGCGGCTGCTGGAGGATGCCGGGTATATCGAAGTCTTCGGTCATAGAACGAGGATAACCCTTCGTGGACTGGAGTATCTACAACAGAATAGTCTGATGCAGCGAGCCGTAAGCCTCATGTGAGGTTTGCGGCTTTTCTGCTGTTTAAGAGCGACGGGAAACCACCGCTCTTTTTGTTTGTCTGAAAACCCATCTCAAAACGGAACGGAGAAAGATCATGAACAAGGTCACGATTTTTAAGTACGAGGAAAACAAGCTGGTGCGCACCCTGAACCAGAACGGCGAACCGTGGTTCGTCCTGAAGGACGTGTGCGGCATCCTCTCCATCGGCAATGCCGCCGATGTTTATGCCCGTCTTGATGAGGATGAAAAGGGGGTCGGTCAGGTCGATACCCTTGGCGGTCTTCAGCGGATGAGCATTATCAGCGAGGCGGGTCTGTACAATGTCATCCTGCGCAGCGATAAGCCGGAGGCAAAGCCCTTCCGCAAGTGGGTCACTGCCGTGGTGCTGCCCAGCATCCGCAAGAACGGCGGCTACATTGCCGGGCAGGAGGAGCTTTCCCCGCAGGAGCTTATGGCAAAGGCGCTGCTGGTCGCCCAGAAGACCCTGACCGACCGCGATGCCCGCATCAAGGAGCTGACGGCGCAGAACCAGATCATGCAGCCGAAGGCCGAGTATTTCGACGAGCTGGTGGCCCGGAACCTGCTGACCAACTTCCGCGAAACTGCCAAGGAGCTGGGCATCAAGGAGAAGGACTTCATCGGCTGGCTGCTCGACCATAAGTACGTCTACCGTGACCAGAAGAACAAGCTGATGCCGTATGCGGCAAAGAACAACGGCCTGTTCGAGGTGAAAGAGGGCAAGGGCCGACACAACGACTGGGCGGGCACCCAGACGCTCATCACCCCGAAGGGCCGTGAAACCTTCCGTCTGCTGTGCAAGGAACCGCCTGTTTTACCGCAGTTCACCGCATTGTAAACCGGCATCAATGTGATCGTAAACCAGAAAGCAACCGCTTTTCCACCGCAATCACCGAAATGGTCGGAAATCTCAGGACGTAAAATTGGCCGTTTTTAGAATATATCCACTCACTTTTGGATATTTATGCAAAAATGGTCAAAAATCCGCCGGAGCGTCCACCGGACAATCCTGCGGAGCGTCCAGACATAACCGTACCTCACCAAACCAAACCGTAACTTGTTGTCAAATTTTCACTTCGTTCAAATTTGCCAACGGGGCAGGCGCGGGGCATGGCGCACGGCAGGCAATTTTCGCAACCAGCGAAAACACGGCTCTCCCGCGCTTTTCAAACCCCAGACACAAAATTATCCACCAACAACCTTTGGGACGTTTCTCGCCACCCATCAGAAGTTCTCAGAGGACATTAAGCCATAAACTCAACTGCGGCGGTGCAAACCACCGCTTTTTTGCTGTTCAAGACCGGAAAAGGAGGCGAAAACAGTGAATGATACCGTCCACGGACACATGGTACAGGACCTGCTCCGCCACCGATTCGGCAGTCATGAATGTCTAATATGCAAATATTCACCAAAGTACCCTGTGCAGGCAGAGCGAGAGTTCCAGCGGGTCACAAATGCGTACATCCGCATTCTGAACGAACTGCTGAAAGAGAGCTTGCCGGAGATCAGGGATGCCGCGCGGGCCGAGAAAGAAGGCCAGCGCTACGATGATGCTTCAGATCTGATTGCCAAGGTCAAGACCGTCTTCTCCAAGATGGCCGTGGAGCTGGAACGTCGGACTTCGATGTTCAGCCTGCGCAGCAAGATTGAGTCTATGGCAAGGCTCACCCGGAAGCTGAGCATCCGGGAGTGGAAGAAAGCAGTCAAGTCCACGCTGGGCATTGATTTGCTGGATGACTACTACACCGGCGAGCTGTACCGGGTAATGATGGAGCACTGGGTCGAGGACAACGTAGCGCTCATCAAGACCATCCCGCAGGAGAGTCTGGGGCGTATGCGCCAGATCGCACTGGAGGGCTATCGAAACGGCGAAACCACGACGACCATCGTCAAGCAGATTCAGCGGACGTACAGCGTAGACCGGCGGCACGCCCAACTGCTTGCCCGCGACCAGATCGCCAAGCTGAACGGTGACATCACCCAGCAGCAACAGCAGGACGCAGGCGTGGTGGAGTACGTCTGGTCAACCTCTGGCGATAGCCGCGTCCGCCCAAGCCATGCTGCGCTGAACCACAAGCGGTTCCGCTGGGATGACCCGCCGGTGGTCGATGAAAAGACCGGGCGGCGCTGTCACCCCGGCAAAGACTACCAGTGCCGCTGCTGCGCACTGCCGGTCTTCAACATCAAAACCGTTGACCTGCCGGTCACGAAAGGGGGCGATGGCCGTGGATGAAACCATCCTGTAAGACCTGAGAGGGGAGTTGTTCAATATGGAAAACGATATGAAGGTTCAGCGCTTTGACAGCCTGCCGCTGGATGCTACCTATTTCACAGATGAGGGCTACCTTGTAGACCATCCCATCGTGACATCGGTGGGCATTTTTGTTTATCACAACCCGGACGGTTCCGAACGCCGGGAGCTGCGGTTGCCTGAAGAAGTTTTCGCTGAAAAGAGCCTTGCATCCTATAAGGGAAAGCCCATCATCGTAACACATGATGCTGGCTACGTTGACACAGACAACGTGAAAGAGGAGGGCATCGGCACAATTTTGTCGGAGGGCTACCGGGACGGCGATGATGTCCGAGCAGAAATCATCATCCACGACACCGACAGCCTGAGGAAGTACAAAATGCGGGAGCTGTCCTGCGGCTACAACCTGCGTCTGGACGAAACGCCCGGTGTCTGGGAGGGGCAACCCTACGATGCCATTCAGCGGGACATCGAAATCAACCATCTTGCCCTTGTCGATAAGGCGAGGGCTGGTGAACAGGCCCGGCTCAACATTGATGGGCAGGGCCGCAACTGCATGAAAGGAGAAAAACTGAACATGGAAAACACCACCAAGAGAACCGACGGTGCGCCCACCCCGGAGGAGCTGGCCGCTGCTGTGGAGGCGTTCAAGAAACGCCGTGCAGAGCGTTCTGGCGCTGCGACCGATGGCGGCGCTGCCGCAGAGCCGCCCGCTGCACCGGGCGTTGCCGACAATGACCCCGCTGCTGCTCAGGATAAGCCTGATGCCGTGCAGATGGTCAAGGACCGCCGTGACCGCCGCGATTCTGAAGGTGACCCCGCCGATATGCCCGGCGCAATGGGTGTGATCGCACAGCAGGATGAGGACATCGACACTCTGCTGGGCGTTATCGACGTTCTGAAGGCCGCTGGCACGACCACTGACGGCGCTGAGGGCGGCTGCGGCAACACTCAGACCGACGGCGACGGCGAGGGCGCTGAAGGCAACGCTGATAAAGGCGGCGACACCGCACAGGATAAGAAAGACCGCGCAGATTCCGCCAATGACTTCCGTGAGCTGCTGCGCGTTGTCCGTGTCGGCGACCGCCTGAACATGGATGGTCTGGAGGCAATGAGCGTCAAGGATGCCAAGAAGGCCGTTCTGGGCAAGCTGAAGCCTACCCTGCATCTGGACGGCAAGAGCGCTGCCTATGTCAACGCAGCGTTCGATATGGCCGTTTCCGAGATGAAGGAGCGCAAGGACACCAACTACCAGCGCAGCCAGATGATGCACGGCGATGGCAAGCCTCCCGTGAAGCAGACCGGTTCTGCCTCTGAGGCCCGCCAGCGCATGATCGACCGCAGAATGAAGAAGGAGGAAAAGTAAGATGGGCGTTCAGAAAACCTACGGCTACGCTACCAGCAAGGGCATTGCGGGTGGCATTTACGATATGTACCACTACCCGGTGGACTCCCGTTTCAATGAGGAGGAGAACGGCAAGCTGACCTTTGGCGTCGGCGTTGTCCCCGGCAAGATTCCGGGCAGCAGCGTTGCGCTGCCGACCTCCACCAGCAAGGCCACCGACTTTGAGGGTGTTGTCATCAACGGCTTCGACCGTCAGCAGGATTTGGATGGCAGGCTCTACATCCTGAACAACCAGAACGTCGGCGTTATGCGCCGTGGCCGTGTATGGGTGCGTCTGGCGACCAGCGCGGCTCCGGCTTACGGCGATGAGCTGCACATGATCGTGGAGGGCGCAGAGGCCGGCTTCTTTGCCAAGGAGGGCGGCATCGCAATTCCCGGCCGCTTCATCGGTGCGGCCAACAATGGCCTTGCGCCGGTGGAGCTGTATGGCGTTCCTGCCGCAAGCGGCGCTGACGGTCACGCTGCATCCACCGACGATGCCAAGCCTACTGTCTGAGAGAAGGAGGACAAAATCAGATGAACACTAACCAGAAATCCATGAGATACGACCAGAACGACTACGATGCTCTGCTGCACTCCAAGATTCCGGCCGCTCTGGTCGAAACCCCGCAGATGAACTTCGATGATGCCAGCGATGCCTCCGTGTTCTTCGCCCGTGAGCTGGATTACGTCAAATCCCAGTCCTACGATGTGGAGTACCCGGAGTTCACCGCGCTGAAGCTGTTCCCGGTCTCCAGCGAGATCAACCCCGGAGCCGAGACCGTCACCTACTACAGCTACGATAAGACCGGCATGGCGAAGATTATCAGCAGCTATTCCACCGACCTGCCCCGGGCTGACGTGAAGGGTAAGCCCACCACTGCCATCATCAAGTCTCTGGGCGACAGCTACGGCTACTCCATTCAGGAAATGCGTGCCTCTGCTATGGCGGGTAAGTCTCTGGATGCCCGCAAGGCCGAGTCCGCCCGCTATCAGATCGACTACCTGAACAACAAGATCGCGTGGAACGGCGATGCCGAGACCGGTCTGCGCGGCGTTCTGTCCAAGGACAACGATGTGCCGCTGTACGTCCCTGCGACCGGCGCAAAGGGTTCTACCAAGTGGGCGGACAAGACCGAGGACGAGATTCTGGCCGACATCACCGGTATGCTGAAGCAGGTCGCCCGCACCACCAAGAAGGTGGAGAAACCGGACACTCTGGCGCTGCCGTCCGAGGCGTATATCGAGATTCAGAACCGTCGTATCGAAAGCACTGCCACCACCGTGCTGAAGTACGTTCAGGACAATATCAAGGATATTGCCCGTATCGTCTCTTGCCCGGAGCTGGACCCCGACAGTGTGGATACCAACCCCTATGCAGCAGAAAGCGATGGCAAGGGCGTTGCGCTGCTGTTCAAGAACGACCCCCGCAAGTTCACTATCGAGAACCCGCTGTCCTTCATGCAGTACCCGGTCCAGCCGGAAGGCCTGGAGATGGTCGTTCCCTGCGAGGCCCGCACCGCAGGCGCTATCATCTACTACCCCATGTCCATGCTGATTGCTACTGGCATCTGCTGATTCACCTGTGGAGCTGCCGTACGTTTGTGCGGCGGCTCCTATCTTTTTGTAAAGGAGCTATGACATGAAACTGAAGAATATCGGAAACAAAATCATCAGCGTCGGCGCTACCGTGATCCTGCCGGGTGAAACCAAGGAAGTCACCGGCTATGACGACAACGAGATTGTGAGGTTCTTCATCGGGCAGGGAAACCTGTCCGAGGTCAAGAGCCGAACTGCTGCAAAGGAGAAATAAGCCATGGAGGATGCCGTCAGAATTTTCAGGCTGGTTGCCACCGAGTTCGACGCGCTGAACGACGAAACCGTTGAGGCGTGGCTGAACCTCACATCTCCGCTCATCAGCAAGAAGGTGTTCGGGAAACTGTACGACCAAGCTATCGCCCTCCTGACGGCACATCGTCTGAAAATGGCTGGCTACGGCAATAACCAGTACGGAACCGTCGGCGACACGCTGCGCATCGGAAGCTACTCCGAGGGCGAAACGTCCATCGGCTTCAACGTAAATCAGGGAACCACCCTGATGGCGGATGCTGAACTGGCGCTGACGCCTTACGGTCTGGAGTATCTGACGCTGCGGCGGTTGGTCGTGATCTCGATTCATTCTGCGGGTGAATGCCGGTGACCGGCGGGTGGGACCGGTTGACCCCAGAGGGGGAGAAGTTCTTCCGGCAAATTGATGAGCTTCAGGACAAGGAGGTCTTTGTAGGCTTCCAAGCGGGCAAGGTCGCGGATGACCGGGGCGTTGATATGGCGCAAATCGCCATGTGGAACGAACTGGGAACCTCGACCGCGCCCTCCCGGCCGTTCCTGCGCAAGAGCGTTGATGAGAACGCCGACCCCATCAACGCCATGTGCGCCCAGCAGCTAAAGTCCATTACTGCGGGCGGAACGGCCGAGCAAAGCCTGAAGCAAATCGGCGTGTTTGGCGTTGGTTTAGTTCAAGAGAAAATCGAGAGTGGCAGCTACGAGCCGAACGCTCCCTCCACCATCCGCAGGAAAAAATCGGACAAGCCGCTGATTGATACCGGCAAGATGCGGCAGTCTGTCAAATACGTCATTCGCAAGAAGGGAAGTGGTTGATATGGGTCTGGGCATTTTCCGCAGAGCTTTTGTTGTGCGTCGCTTCGGAGAGGAGAACATTGTCGATGGCTATGGGGTTTCCGGGTATAAAGACTTCATTGCGTCCCTGAATGTTCAGCCGCTCTCCAAGGATGAGCTTCAGGCACTCCCGGAAGGTGAGAACACCGTAAAGCGCATGAAGGCTTTCGGTGATCTCGTTTTCCATACCGCAGACCGCTCTGCCGGCCGCAGAGCCGACTGGCTTTTCTATCAGGGGCGGATGGACCCGGAAGGACACTGGTATGAATGTGTCAGCTCGCTGGGGTGGGACCACACGATGGTGGGTCACTGCCGCAGCGAGTTTGTTCAGGTTTCAGCAGCAGAGGCCAACCGTATGCCGCGCCCTGAAATCCGAGCAGATGGGAAAGGTGGGTATTGCTGCGTATGACGTTTTCTGAACTGAAGAAGCTGCTTGTGCAGCTCACCCAAACGTACTTTGCTGAAGCAACCGTGACGTATGCCAAGCAGAGCTTTGTAGCAAAGCCCGGCAGTCCGCTGGTCACGCTGACCACCGGCTCCGTCAACCGGTCGAGAAACCCGCCGGTCAAAATCATTGAAGGCACACCGGTAGCCTTTTATCCTGCATCTGTTCCTGTGCAGATTGATCTGTTCACGCATGGCAGACAGGAAGAAGTGGCACCGGGCTTCACCCCAATTGCCGAAAACACGGCTGAAGATGACATGCTGGCCTTTGAGAGTTTCCTGAACTCCCCGTTCGTAACACAGTGGTGTCACCAGCATGATATTGCCATTGTCGTTCCTACGGCAGTTCAGGATTTGACCGATTTGGTGCATGATACCAACTACGAGTTCCGGGCAATGCTGGAAATCGCGGTTTATTTCACCATGACGGCCATCGGCATTACCGGAACGCTGGACATCGACAGCGTGAAGCATTCCGATGGCGAAGATGACATCCAAGCTGATGATGTCATCAATATTGAGCCGCAGGTGACCCCGACACCCAGCGGCGGCGGCAGTTCGGAGATGACTGCCCATGAGGGCGAATATTTCACGAACGCCGAGATAAACAACCGACTCGTAAAGGAGGAAGATGACACATGAGCAACAACCTCGATAGGATTTGTACCGTGGACATTTCGCTGGCGTCCCCCATCTCCAACGATGCCAACTTCGACAATATCCTGATTCTGGGTCCGGCACCCGCAAATCCGACTGAA